ATTGCATTTGTTAATTCTGTATAATTCATTTCTTGCTCTTTTTGGGTGCGTATAGATTATCAAAAATCTGGTTTACATCCAAGACATAATCTAAATCAGACTTCGAGTAATGTATATGCTGTGATGGCAAGAAGTCAGGTGGGCCTTCACCTGTTTCAAACCATGCAGGATGTGTAACACGAACTCTGTTATTTGGAAGAGCAACTATATTTCCTGTCCATTTACCTGCATCCAATAACTCCAAAACATGACTTTGTTTATGTTGAGCAGGATCATCAGCTATTTCATTCTCTGCATAATCAACAGTAAAATAATATTTAGCAGGATAAAACTCCCCACCTATTTTAGCCAACCAAGGGCATGGTGTAGCTCTGTCCAAAACATAAACTGCGTGGGTGTGGGAGGAACAATCCCACGGTTGTGCGTAATGGACAGGTAGTGGCTCTGCCCATTCGTCTACTGGAGTATCAGCGACAAGACCAGTTATAGGCATTCTTGCCCACATTGCTCCACCATGCACATTAGGCTCATCGGTGTCATCAGTCTCGCATCCTGTAAATATGACTTGAAAACTGAGACACCTGTTTGGCATTGTTGTCACGGCAATCGCCATAGCATGAAGGAACTCCCCATGATACTTCTGATGATTATGGGTATACTCCCTCCGTACCCAACACTTGAAGTGTGGGATGTTACTTTGAAGATAGGGCATATTTTATACTTTAGTTAACTTGTATCCCTTGGCTTTAGCAGCAGAGCGTATTTTAGCTAAAGTCATAGCTCCTCCTTTTGCCATACCCTTTTTCTTCATTACGCCTCCTTTAGCCATGCCCTTCTTTTTCATAGCCATAGCTCCACCACGAGCCATACCTTTTTTCTTCATAGCACCACCCTTAGCGTAACCTTTTTTCTTCATAGCTCCACCACGAGCCATTCCCTTTTTTTTCATGGCTCCACCTCTAGCCATGCCTTTTTTATTTCTTTTCATCGGCATATCTTATCTCCTTAACTTGTTGTTACCGTGACAACGCCAACCAGACCAAAAACTGGCGATATTTTTAGATCGAAGTCGTCAAACTGAGCAACACCAACAGATAGCCGTAAAGGCTCTGTTCGGTCTGGTCTTGCATCAATTATGGACTGAGGATCGTCACTCTTTATCTGACCAACAAAGTTCTGTGGATGGTCTTTATCTGCCACATCTCTCCCTACCCTCAAACCATTCCTTTTACCATTGGTAAATTCGTAAACAAGGTCTTCTATGGGATATCTAAAACCTGTTCTATCGCATATTCCAAAGGCATATTTTCCTCTAGC